CAGCACCTGCAAGTGGAGCTTCTATATTTATTGTAGAAATATCTGGTGCAGTAGGTGGCCCATTAGATTCAGACTTAAATGGTACAGAACTAATTTTAGATGCTGATGGTGACACAAGTCTTCACGCAAGTACAGATGACCAGATAGATATCAAAATTGCAGGAGCAGATGACTTTAAATTTTCAGCAAATGCAATGAATGTTTTATCTGGTTCTACCTTAACAATTGATTCTGGAGCAACCATCACGAACAGTGGTACGGCAAATGGATTTGGAACAGACCCAGATGGTGCTCAAGTATTTAACGAAAGTGGTGCTGATGTTGATTTTAGAGTAGAATCAGATGCAAAAACTCATATGCTTACAGTTGATGGTGGAAATAATGTTGTAGGTATTAGTAGTGGCGGATTTATGGGAGACTTAGGAACAGGTTTACATATAAAAACAGCAGACAGTGGAGCTAGTGTAAGTTCAGAAGCAGACGAATTAGTTATTGAACATGGAAACGCAATAGGCGGAATGTCTTTTCTTGCGGCAACTGATGGTGTTTCAAAAATAGCATTTGGAGATTCTGGTGATAATGATATTGGAATGATTAGTTATACGCATGATGGAAACAATATGATGTTTAATACTAATGCGTCAGAAAGAATGCGTATTAATAGTTCTGGTAATGTTACTATATCTACAAGTGGCTCAATACCAACTAATGAAGGTGGTATTCATGTTACTAGAGGAAATGGTCAGAATGGTATCGTTGGTTTATTTAATTCTGAAAGCACAAGTTATGACTCAACAGTTATGAATTTTATGTGTTCAAGAGATACAAGTAATAATAGTTTTTCTTTAATACAAGGTCGTAATGGTGGTGGAATGGTATTCCAAGTTAAAGACTCTGGTAATGTTGCTAATACAAATAATAACTATGGCTCAATTTCAGATAGCAGAGTTAAACAAGATATTGATGATGCTAGTTCTCAATGGGATGATATTAAAGCATTAAAGATTAGAAAATATAAACTTAAAAAATTAGTTAATAGAGATGGTGCAGATAACACTCCTTATCATCTTGGAGTTATAGCTCAAGAACTAGAAGCATCCAGTATGAATGGTTTAGTTGAAGAAAATAAACCAGAAAAAGAAGATGTTGCTTTAAGTTCTGATTTTGGAACAATAGATGGTGGAGGTAATTTTACAGCAGGACAAAAGAAAAAAGAAGTAAAGTATTCTATACTCTACATGAAAGCCATTAAAGCATTACAAGAAGCTATGGCAAAAATAGAATCTCTTGAAGCAAGAGTAACAACGCTAGAGGGTTAATGTTACTAGGACACGGAGCAATAGGACAATTTGGAGTAGCAGAAGCGCTATCTGGAACTGTTGTGAATGCAGGCACTGTTGAACTATCTTTAGGTCAAAGTGCAAGTTTTAGTATTGGCACAGAGACTGTACAAGGTAGTGCTGTATTTGCTGTCACAACAGCAGGTGCGCCAAGCTTTAGTTTAGGTACAGAAGTAGCAACAGGTGGAGCAAACGTATCTCCAACAACTGCTGGCGCTATAACAGCAAGTGTAGGAGAAGAAACAGCATTTGGAGAAGCATTCCAAAACTTAATTTCATTTACTGCAGGATCTCCAGATCTACAAATTTGGAACCAAGCAGATGATAGTCAATCAGTGACATGGGTAAATGTAGAACCAGGATCAACGGATTAATATGGCAGATGACGCAACTATAAGTTTAAACGCAACTGTGTTACCAGATGAAATATCTAAAACTATTGCTGGTAGTGTAACTATTACACCAGCAGATGCAAACGATAAATGGTATTATAAATTAACAAGTGTGTCTAATGCGAGCACAGATTTAATTGCAGGTTATTTTACAGATTATACTGCAGTGGACGATGACACAGCACCAACAGCTGTAGCTACAGGGGATAAAGTAAATTTTATTTTTATAAAAAATACTGATTCTTCTAACGATGTATATATTGTTTTGGATGCAGGCACTGCTTCTACTTCAGCAACGGACGCTATTAAAATAGCGGCAGGGCACTCTTGGTTTGGAAACTTGCCAAATACAACAGTAGCTGATATACATGCAATTTCATCATCTTCTACTGTAACATGTATTGTAGCAGCACTACTAGATGACGTAGGTTAAGGAGGATAAATGGCATCAACATTTTCAAGTTCATTAAATTTAGAATTGCAGGCAACTGGTGAAAACTCAGGTGCGTGGGGTACTAAAACAAATAACAATTTACAAAAATTAGAATCAGCTGTTAAAGGTTACGTAGCCGTAGCTATTGCAAGCACAACAGATTCTTTAACAGCAACTGACGGTTCTACGGCAGATGAACAAAGTAATGCTATAATTAAATTAACAGGAACTTTAAGTGGTGACACAACTGTACAATGTGAAGCTGTAGAAACTTGGTATATTGTGGACAATGCAGCAAGCATGAGCACTCATACTTTAGGGTTTAAACCTGCTGGAGGCACCGCAACAAATCTTGTAGCAGGATCAAAACATATTTTATATTCTGATGGTTCTACTATGTTTGACGTATTGAACGATGCAGGTAATATTAAAGCTAACGGAACATTAACTGTATCCGGTAACACATCACTTGATGGTGGTACTTTTGTTTTTAATGAATCAAGTGCAGATGTAGATTTTAGAATAGAAGGTAATGGAGATGCAAACTTATTCTTTAGTGATGCAGGAAATGATAGGGTTGGTATTAAAACTAACTCGCCTTCTACAGAATTACACGTTGTAGGTGGCGTAAAAGCTACTGGCGCAATTGACTTTGATGGTGGTGGATTTACTTTTAATGACTCACATGCTGCAGTTGATTTTAGAATAGAAACAGACACTTTAACACATGCTTTTTTTGCTGATGGTTCTGCTGATAAAATTGGTTTTGGAACAAGCACACCAGCAGACGCAAGTGTAGAAATTAATCAAGCTAATACTTCTGGAGCTATTGCTTGTTTATCGTTAGACCAAGATGACACAGATCAAGAGTTTATTCGATTTGATGGTACGAGTGCCTCAGATCAAACAAAGAGTTTAACAACAGACACAAGTGTAGGAGACTTAACAGGACATATTAGAGTAAACATTAACGGAACAGATTTTTGGATACCATATTATGCCACTAACTAAACTACAAATAGCACCGGGTATAGATAAACAAAATACCGAGTACGGTGCGGAAGGTAGATGGGTAGACGGCGATAATGTTCGTTTTCGTTACGGCCAACCAGAAAAAATAGGGGGTTGGGTAAAAGTAACAAATGATGCTTTGCTTGGTGCAACACGTGCAATACTTACATATTCAGATTTAAAAGGCGTTAACTATGCTGTGTATGGTACAAATAAAAAATTGTATGCATATTCAGAAGGCAGCTACGCAGACATTACACCAACACGTGCTACAGGCACAGGCAACATTACACAATTTGAAACAACAAGTGGATCTACTTCTGTTATTGTAACAGATGCAGAACACGGTGCTTTGATTGGTGATTTTGTAACTATTGCTAGTGTAAGTGGTGCTGTTGGAGGTATATCACAAGCTAACTTGCAAGGAGAATTTGAAGTTCAAACAGTTCCAAGTGCAAATACTTATACAATAGTAGCAGGAGGTGCTGCAACATCGTCAACAACAGGTGCAACAGCCAACGCTACTTATCAAATAAATACAGGATTACCAACATCTATTTATGGATACGGTTGGGGCGCTGGTACGTGGAACGCATCTACGTGGGACACATCCCGTGAAGGGTTAACTGGTGCTGATGGTGTTCTATTACAATCTGGTAAATGGGCATTAGACAACTGGGGTGAAGATGTTTTGTCACAACAATTTAATGGTAGTCTTTATTACTGGGATACATCGGGTGGACTATCAAGTAATTTAGCTGCTAGAACTGAAGTATCTGGCGCACCAACTAAATCAAGATTTATGTTAGTGTCTGGTGATGACAGACACGTTATTTGTCTTGGCACAGAAACAACCATAGGGACATCATCAACACAAGACAATATGTTTATTCGTTGGTCTGATCAAGAATCAACAACTGATTGGACACCAACGGCAATAAATACTGCAGGATCACAAAGACTTACAGACGGAAATCAAATTAACACAGCAATAAGAAGTAGAGGTGCCATACTTGTGTACACCGATAATGCTTTGTATCAAATGCAATTTATTGGTCCACCGTTTACTTTTGGTTTTAAACAATTAGGTTCTAATTGTGGTGCTGTAGGAATAAATAGTGCAATAGATGTTAGTGGTATATCATTTTGGATGGGTAACGATTCTTTTTTCCAATTTGATGGTGCTGTTAAAAAAATAGCTTGCAGCGTACAAGATTATGTTTTTGATGATATTAATACAAATGCACTTGGCGATGTATTTTGTGCATCTAACACAGATTTTAACGAAGTTATTTGGTTTTATCCATCTAAAAATTCATTACAAATAGATCGACATGTTACATATAATTATGCAGAAAAATTATGGTATGTAGGAACATTGGCACGTAGCTCATGGGCAGACCGTGGTGTGTACTCTAATCCTTACGCAGCAGAATTTGATTCTGATGATACAACTGCAACTATATCCACTATCAATGGCGTTAAAGAAGGACGTACATTTGTGTACGCACATGAAGAAGGGGTTAATGATGACGGCTCTGCTATGAATTGCCACATTGAATCAGGTGATATTGATATTGCCGATGGTGATCAATTTATATCTGTATCTAGATTTATACCTGATTTTAAAAACCAAGTTGGTAACGTAGATTTAACAATTAAATCTCGTCCTTACCCAACTTCTACACAAAAATCACACGGACCATTTGAAATAGAAACAACAACAACTAAAAAAGATACACGTATACGGGGTAGACAACTTGCACTGCGCGTATCTAGTGATGCGATTGATGATAAGTGGCGATACGGCACACTTAGATTTGATGGTAAACCAGACGGCATGCGAGGTGGATAATGGCTAAAATAACAGTACCACTATTACCACAAGCAACAGAAGAATATGATCAATCACAAATGGCACAACTCGTGCAGACTTTAGATCAACTAATTTTTGCACTTAATAATACTTATACGTCAGAGCCTCTTAGAAATGACGATGAAGCAATAGCATGGTTTTTAGGATAGATGGCTAACGTATATACAAACTATAAAGCAGTATTAACAACAAATGCACTGACAACATTGTACACTGTTCCATCGGAGAAAACAGCCATAATAAAGTCAATACGTGTTGCTAACATAGATTATGAAAATGATTGTAAAATATCTATATTTTTAGTAGACAGTAATAGCATTAGTTATAATTTACAGACAGATAGGACAGTGGAAAAATTAAGCACAGAGGAATTATTGGCTGCAGGGAACTTAAATCAAAGTTCAGCTGATTCTTCTATAGCCTCCCCTTGCCCCTTGGTTGCCAAAGAGTCTGAAAAAATAAACGTACAAGCTGAAAATGGCGGAGATTTACATGTCATTTTAAGTGTGCTAGAAATAAGTTAATTATTGCATTAAGGAGAAAAAATGGCTATAAAAGACGATATTACCGTGACTGCAGGAAAAATAACTTCTGTATTAGATGTGGAAACACAAGCCACTATCAAGCACGCAACAACAGGGAAGGTCTATGCTGACGAAGCAGAAGCAGACAACGACATTAATGACCCTGAAACTAGCACAACAAAAGAGGACATAAAGCGCGACGTGGCAATAAAAGTTAACAAATTACCGGACATATTTGGGGGAACATCTTAATGGCATTTAGAAAACCAGAAGAAAATAGAAGTAGTCCTTCGCTAGGATACAGACTATCGAGCAACAGACAACCAGGCGTAGAAATAGCAAACAACAGAATGCCTCAATACGCTAATCCTATTGACAAAGGTCCAAGACCTTTTCCACCAGAAGCTATGCCAATGCCGATGCCTAGATATGAAAGACCTATTGGCAGACCTGGAATGGGATCGTATCAAAACATGGGCCAAACTAATATGGGCCAACCATTAAAAAGACCAGAGTCTTTTACTAATTTAAATATGTTAGGAAGACCTGATTTAGCATTTAAATATTCTCATATGGAACCTGGTAGAGAAGAAAAGTTTTTTGGTTCTCTTGAAGATGCATCAATTCGTGGTCTTTATAGAAGAACGGACGATGCTCGTAGATCTGAAGATTTAGACGAATACGGATATTTAGAAGGTGCTCCACGTCGAAGAACAACTTTTACGGAAGGTTCTATGGGTCCTGGTTCATTTAATGAAATGTATGGTGGAATTTATGATGATGCAATTTTTAGAACAGTAGACCCTAACACTAACCAAATAGAACAATTTCCTATGGCTGAAGGCATAGAACAAGCAGCAGTTGATCCTTCAGATTATAGAACAATATTAAAAATGATAGAAGCAGGTTTAAACCCAGATGATTACATGGCAGCAAACCGTGGCGGAATAGCGAGCTTGATGAGATAGTATGGGATTTTTAAGCAAATTAATGAAGAACCCAATAGTGCAAATGGCACTACCAATGGCGCTTACGGGTGGAGCAAGTGCATTATTTAGTGGAGGATTGGGTGCAAAGTTAGGAATTGGAAGTTTATTTAGTGGAATGAATCCACTCATGGCTAACACATTAAAACAAACAGCACTTGGTTATGGTACAGCAGCACTTAGTGGATCAAGAAGACCAGGCAAAGCAGCAATGGCTGCAGGCCTTACATCAATACCATTTTCATATTTAAGCGCAGCAAATGCTGCAAAAGCATTTAATCAATCAACTCAAGGAATGACACAACCAGAAAGATATTTAGTTAGTCCAGAACAAAAAACTCCTTTGTTTAGTTCAGATTCTTTATCTGGTGTTCCTGTAGATGTTTATAACCCACTTCAAACAACACCAGCACAATACGGTTTTAGAGATATTCCATTTGATGTTCCTAAAATATCAGCAATGGATGTATTAACAGGTTCCGATAAACTAGCAAATGTAAGACCAAATGTATATTCACCAGAAAGTTTTTATAGTGATAGCCCAACAGCAATGGGATCAGAAGGACTAACAAGAGTTGCAACTCCTGGTGAAACAGGAAAATATTTTTATGGTGGTATAGAACCAGGTGAAGCAGGAGTAATGCCAACAGCAGATATATTTAGTAAACCAGAAATGACAGAAGTAGTAACTGCAGATCCTTTGACAGGATTAACTCAAAAACAAATGCTTCCAACTGGAACATTTAAAACAGACTTCTTACCTACAGCAGTATCACAAGCAGCAGGATTATATGCAGGACGTGACACGCCGGAAGAAGAATTTGAAGCAGCTAAACGTAGAAGAAGAAAAGAATTAGCATTTATGTACGGTGTTGATGAAAGTTTAATTGAAGGTGAGATGGACAATCCATTTTATACTGGAGCGATGATGAACGCTGGAGGAATAGCATCATTAAACATGGACATGGGCGGAGACGTCAGTGGCCCAGGTGGTCCAAAGGACGATATGATTGATGCAAAATTATCTGACGGTGAATTTGTTATGACAGCAAAAGCCGTGAAAAACTTTGGTAATGGTGATCGTTATGCGGGTGCAAAAAAAATGTACCAAATGATGAACAAATTAGATCCAGAGTCTGAAACAATGAGTGAGGTATAAATGGCAAAAAAACAATTAGCAAAAGCTGCACTAGATAGATTAAAAAGATCAGCTAAAGGTGGTTATCCAATAAAAAAACCTAAACCTAAATTTAGAGTAACCTCTAGTAAGACTATTTCTGAAGGTAAAAAATCTGCGCCTAAAGTTAAAACATTTAAACAAACAAAGGCAGCAAAAAAACCAGGATTTAAAACTGGTGTTGCAGCTGGTGCTGCATCAGCTTACGCTACACAAAAAGGTTTAGGCACCAAAAAATCAAAAGCAAAAGAACCAACTAAAAGAATGGCTGATGATGCTTACAAAAAACAAAAAGAAAAACAAAAAAAGTATTACGATAAAAAAACGGAGAGTAAGAGGAAGTAATGAAATGGAGGTTCGTAGAACCTCAAGATTATGAGTGGGTCATTGCTGCTAGCAAAGATCACCACAAGGAATCTGACTGGAGTGAGGTAGAGTATAACGATGTCAAAGCTAAACGATACTTTGATGTTGCAATAAAAGATCCAAATTATTTTGCGATCCTTGTTGAAAAAGGTGACAAAAGAATTGGATTTATGGCTGGAAGAATACTAGAGTATTCTTATAGTTACGAAACATTTGCAAAGGAACTAGAATTGTATGTAGATCCTAAGCATAGAAACGGGATGGCAGGAATATTTATGATGAAAAAATTTATGGATTGGGCTAAGATAAAAGGAGTGCGTGAAGTTCTCTTTGAGCCACGCCTTTCTGATAACGCAGTAAAAAAATTTGACGCGATGGCAAAACGTCTAGGTATGGAACATTTTGCGAACGCATATAGGAGAAGATTTGTATGAGTTTTGGTGCAGGCGATAGTCCACAGAATACACAGTTTCAGACAACGTATCAACGTGACGCGCCACAAATAGAAGCAGCTAAGCTGGGCCTAATGGATGCCGCAAAAGAATATACCATGTTTGGTATGAGTCCTTTTGAGGCTGTTGATCCAACTTTAAAACCTGGTGAAGAAGGTTACGGCGAATACAAATACACTGGTACTGACGGCAAGTATGCTGAAGGCACAAAGTATTCTGATCTTACAAGAGAACAGAGAATGCAGGAAGGACAAGTTGACATACCTACACAAGGTGTGGCAGGCTTTGACCCAATGCAACAACAAGCTTTTCAACAAGCATCAGCTGGTATTGGTGCATACCAACCTTTTTTAAACCAGTCAACACAATTAACACAATTAGCAACACAAGCATATGACCCTTCATCATACAAAGAATACATGAATCCATTCCAAGATGAGGTTATTGCAGGCATAGAACAACAATTTGAAAAAGCTAGAAATCAAGCAACGGCACAAGCAGGATCTTCTGCTTTTGGAGAACGTGCAGATGTAAGTTTAGCAGAATTATCTAGACAACAAGCACAAGCTGTAGGACAAGCACAGGCACAAAATTACGGACAAGCGCAACAAACAGCGCAACAAAGATTTGACAATCAAATGGGGAGATACGGAGCAGCAGCTCAACAGATGGCTGGTCTTGGTGGTCAGACGCAACAACAAGGATTAACAGATGTTGGATCTCTAATGTCTGCTGGTTCGGTACAACAGCAACGTCAACAACAATTAACGGATGCACAGTACCAACAACAGTTGCAACAAATTTACGAACCATACCAACGACTAGGATTTACTTCTGATATTTATCAAGGTAATGTACCATCTGGAGCCATGGCTATATCAATGGGAACTGCACCAGGCAGTAATCCATTGGCGCAGACTGTAGGAGCTGGAATTTCAGGTCTCGCTGCATATCAGGGCTATCAAAACATGACAGGGTAGGAAATGAATCCATTTCTTCGACCATTATTTAAACCTATTATTAATAAAGCTGCAAGAGCTGCATACAAAATGCAAGGCACTGCAGAAGAAGCTGCTAGTAAAGCATTTGAAAAAGCTAGGCCATACGCAAAAAATTACATGGATGCCGCAGCTGGTAACCAAGGTAGATTTAAACAAGGTGTTGCACTAGGTGGACCACTAGCCGCTTACGGTGTTTTTCCGGAAAGAACTACTACACCAGAAAAAGAAGATGCAGTCATACAAGAAGATCCAATAGTAAACCCTCCTACACAAGAAGATGATATATTTGTCGATGAGAATCAAGAAAAAGTTTCTGAAGATATAGAAATAAGTGAAGAGGTAAATGCAACTAATGACCAAGCAGACAATGCAGAAGCTAATACAAAAGCTGTAGTAGATGCTACTAACGCATACGCAGGGTTAATTGAGAACGAAAGCCTTACAAGAATAGAAGGTTATAAAGATATTATAAGACAGATAATGGGTGACGGTGACGGCGCACAACAAATGCAAAGCACTGCACTATTAATGCAACTAGGATCAGCACTTATGTCCGGTAAGTCCTTGGACCCAGGTCTAAAAGGTTTTATGGACATTGTAGGACAAGCAGGAATGCAAGTTGCACCGACACTATTCCAAATGGGTGTAGAAAAAGGCAAGGCGGAACGTGAGATAGGAGCAGCAGCTCTTAACATGTACATGTCAGAGCTTGATAAAATGCAAGACAGAAGTGGGCCTTTTACTGTTGTCTATGAAAACATATACAAAACAAATAAAAAGGGGGAAATGATGTATGACCAAAGTGGCGAACCTATTAGAACAGGAAAAAGAAGATTGCAAACTTTCTATCGTCAGAGTCCAGAAGTACAAAACCTTATGAACATAAACAGTGAATTAGGTTATGAAAGATTTACATTTATAGACACAACAGCATCAAAAGAAGGAATGAATGTTGCTGGTTATGGTGGAGGCACTGCACAGTTCCAAACTGATGCTGCGCAAGCTGATCAATTAAAATATTCTAAATACTTAAAACGTACACTTGATACGATGGCTGATTACATCATGCCTATATTAATAGACCAAAAAGATGTAGTGGCAGGTGCAATTGGAGAAATTGGTAGATACGTTGGACCTAAAGTATCTTTACTTAATCAATTAATGAGTACTGCTGTTAGTGAAAGTGGTGACTTAAAACAATTTGAAACACAAGCATTTGATTTTGCAAAAGAAATAACTGTGCCAGAAAGAGCTACTTACCAAATGGATGTGGGTGGTGGCAATACTATTGGTGTATTTGTAGACACAGGTAACAAGTACGGACAAAATGAAGGTGCTAGGTATTCTGATGATGGCAAAGAAATGCTTGATCCAGGCACACCGGCAGAAATTGTAGTGTGGGATGACATGAGATTAATTCTTGAAAATCCTAATCGTTCTGCATTAATGACATTTGAAACAACACTTGGTCTTGCACTTGCAAGAGACAGACAGCCAACTGGTCGTATGTTAGCAGACGTTCTTCGTAGATCATTTGCAGATACAAGAATGACTGGTTTTGGGGGCACAACATCTACTGATCCAAATCAAGTAATAGAAAACTATGCATTTATATTTAACCAACTATCTAGAAACATGGCTGGTGCTTTAGAAGGTGCAGGGTTGACAAGTGATTATGATAAATCACAAGAGTTTGGATTAACGTATGCGCCTTATGATTTTGAAGTTAAAGGTTTAAGTAAATTTGCTAACTCTTATTACATGTTAAGACATAACGATAGATCAAATTTCTTTAAGCATGATATTGAAGGTGCAGAATTGTACGGTGCATATGCAAATTCTATAAGAGGTAATTTAAACGCTGACCACAATGAAAACAAACAAAGTAGTGAAGATATTAAAAACAGTTACTTGGAGCAACTTGAATAATGGCTAATCCTAAAAATTCAGCACAAGCTTTTAACGATGCCGTAAGACCTTTTTACGAACACAAAACTGCATACACAGCAGAGAAAGGATTTACAGGAGAAACAACTGAGGGCGGAGTTCCACAGTCAATAGAAAGACAAAAAATAATGGAGGGCAGAGAAGCTATTGATACAGTTCTTGATGTCCCTATGGCAGCAATTGGTTCTGCTTGGAACATACCATTTGGTAAAACAGGATGGCGTTACGGAAAAGACAACTGGATTTTACAATCCAAAGCAGACAAAGAGTTACGAAAAACAGAATTAGCAAACGCAAGAAATTACCGCGAAAGAAGAGACCGTGTAAGAGATGACATATTAGAAATAGCAAATGCTGCAAAACTTAAATACGAAGCAACAGGCGATAACAAATTTTTAGATCTAGCTACACAAGCAACAAATGATTTACTTGCTAACGAAGGTCTAACACCAGAAAACGATTACGTTATACTAACACCTGAAGTACAAGATTTACGTGATGGCATAGGATTATTTACAAACAATCCTAATCCTTATCCGGCAGTAGAAGCTAGTATGTACATTGGTGGTGGTATTGCAGGATCTGTAAAAGGTGAAAAACTTGTAAGAGATAAATTTTTAAAAGGTGCAGCAAAGTCATTTGCTAAATCAAAAGGCAATTGGCTTGCAAGATCTATAGGAGCAGTTACCGGTGGAGCTTTAGCTGTTGGAGTAGCAGACTATGGCTACGAAGGCATGTTAGATCTTATGGACAGAGCCGGTAAAGCAAAAGGATACATGCGTGACCCTAACCAACAAGCTAGTCTTGTTGACGCAGCATTAGCATCAGTTGTGCCGGACGCATTAACGTTTGGCCCACAAGGTATTAACAGACCAGAACAAATGGAAAGAATTAAAAATGCTACGAGTGCGGCGATATGGGATGCAGGATTAACTGCAGGTTTCTTTGCACTTAGACCAGCATTTTATGGTTTAAGAAGAACGATAGGTGGTACCCCATTTGGTATGTTTAAACAAAAACCTAGTAGGGCACCAGGAGTTGTTAGTGGTAAAGAAATATTAGAAGGTGAACAAAGAATATTAGAACGATGGATGCCTTCTCAAAGTGAGCTTGATCAAGTTGCAACAAGAGGATTAAAACAACCAAAAGAAAAATTATCTTACAACATGCCATTTGGCTTAGGTAACTTTTTATTTCGTTTATCTAATTCCAAAGCATTTAATTGGCTTGGCCCACGTGATCCAATAAAACCTGGCACTAACGAATGGTTTCCTGAAGCTGCAGAAATAGGCGGCACGATGGTTGCACGTACAAGTGTTGGAGGAGCATTTGGAGGAAGAATAGCAGGGATGTTATCACCAGCTCCTATATTTGGTATTAGTATAAAAAACAACATGGCAAAACAAAGTGACTTTTACATTGATGGTGTCATGAGAAAAATGATTGGTGCGTTTGCACCGTATGCACATTTAGATGAAATGGTAGATGACTTTTCTTTCTTAGCATCTAAAAACTACAGGGGATTTGTTGCACAAGCAAAACAATTAGAAGATGATTTTGTTAAAGCTGCAGAAGGCATGGGCAAAGGTTTTTCTGATGAAAATTTAGTCAATGTTGCTAAACAAACATTAAGAGAATACGATTTAAAATTACAAAGAGATCCAAGCGGTAATATTATACCATCAGAAGTTCGTGATAAATTAATTAATGTTTTAAAAAACCAAATAATAAAACCAGTTGGTGAAGGTAGAACACACGGTTTACGTGACGTTTACCAAATGAAAGGATTACGTGAACAAATTGACGATTTACTAGCGCCGCTTAAAGATAAAACATTAGCAGAAACATCTTATGCAGATGATATATCAAGATTAATGAAAGCATGGGAAAATGATGTGGCATCAATAGAAAGAATGGGTTACCCTGACGTAGCAAAAGCTTTTGATGCGTATGATAAATTTGTATCATCAGGTTTAATGTTATACGGAACTAACGTGGGTAAAGCAGCAGCTGGCGGTGAAGTTTCAAAAAGAGGATTTGGAGTTGTACTTAATCAAAGCACGACACGTGCTTCGCATGGTTTATGGGATACAGTAATTAAATCTGCAAGATCAGGCAATCTTAATAGTAAACAAGAAATACAAGCACTTAGAAGAATTGTAGGTGACCGTGGATATGTAAATGGTTTAGGTGTGTACATAAGAGATTCATTTGATGCAGCGATAAAAGATAAAGAAGGTGTACAGTTTTTTGATGCAGCAGCATTTAGAGATTCACTTGGCATAGGAACAACTGGAGCGTTGAATAGATTATTTAAAGAAGCATTACCAGGACCAACAATATCTAAGTTAGAAATATTTGATCCGGCAACAGGAATATTTAAAAAATTTGACGATGAAATATATGAAACTGGTGTAAATAAAGGAATAAAAGACATATTAGGGGAAGAAGTTCCTGAAGGAATGACGAAAACAAACGCAACAAGATTACCAACGTTAGCAGAGTTTGACGATTTAACAAAAGTATTAGAAAAGTTATTTGAAAACGGTGTGCCTAGTGGTTCTAAATACATGATGCGTCGTGCAACAATGTCTGGAACTAGAGGAGCTGCACGTGCGTTATTGCCGTCAACCGCAATCGGTAAAGGTATAGTTAGCAGAGGTGGTGCAGAAGCTGGTGTAGCACTGATGGGACCTGTCGTGGCAAGTATTACTGCATTTTTAGTTAACTATGGAGGTAAAGTTTTAACAAACCCAGTTGCTATAAAAGTTCTTAAAAATTTAACTGACGTAAATTTACCTAGTACAATTAGACAGGCAAATTTTGCTAGACTAGTTAGAATGTATCCAGAAGAGTTTGCAGCATATGATGCAGATTTAGCAGAAATGGAACAAGTACAAAAAGAATACAATAGAAATTCTAGAGTTGCACAAAATGCAAAATCAATAAGGTCAAAAGTTATGGAAGGTGTAGGTGATGCAATAAAACAAGCACCATCTGTTCCAGGAAAAATATTTAACAGTCCTCTTAATCCTAATATTTTTGATCTTATACCTAGTCAATCACCACCAGGAGGTGCACCACAGTTTGCACCAGAAGCACCAGACGCTTCTGTCGGCGGTTATGATTCTGCCAGTGCAGGATCAGTGATAAATAGGAACCAGAATTTTAACCCAGCAGCAGCTGGCGCGTTATATACAGGTAATACGGATGCAGCACTTGCTGCACAGTATGGTGGCGGAACACAATACGCCGCAGGAGGTGGGCTAATGGAAATGAATCCAGTAATGAATAACCAAGGTAAATTTAACAAACCACAACGAGGCATGAATGACAATCCGTTTGTTAAAAAAGGCATAGGGAGTTTAGTGTAATGGTTGATGAGATACAAAGAAGAAAAACACTTTTTAGAGAGCGTGCACCTTATAATCCTAATAGAGAGGTAGAAATATATAGGGAACCTGCACCTAATAATCCTAATAGAGAAAATGCTGTTTACCCTCTTATGAATAACGCAATTGTTAACACAATTAAAGAAGGATACCAACAGGTTAAACCGTATTTGCCTGACGTAGATATAGGGGACAAATCAATAGGGTACGACTACGAGAGGCCTATGGGCCCAGGTATTCTTAGCATTGGTGGCGAGTATGATGTTGACGACAATGAATACGGTTTAGATTTTGGATACAAATTTGCTTTTGATGATGGTGGCATAGCAACTCTTGCAGGAGATTTAGAACAAAGAATGACACCTTTAGATCCACAAAACATAGAACCTAAAAGATTAACAGACGAACAAAAAGATTATTTAATGGATTACATGTTAGACTTTATGTTTAAACAAAAACAAAGAGAGCAAATGGAGAACAAAGGTAGGGTGCCTCCGTTTAATTATTTTAATATGGAAGTATGACCTTTAAAGATGTAATATGGTTAGTTGGTGTTGTCCTAGCTTTAGGCGGAACGTGGGGTATGACTTCACAAAGAGTATCTGCGTTAGAAAAAGACATGGATAGATTAGAAACATCATTACAATTATTATATTCTATAGATTCACGCATCGCTGTCATAGAGACAGAGATAAAACACATTAACGAAAAGTTAGACAAGTAAGGGGCCGCTTGGGGAAAGAATGTACGGTATACTGTCGCTAATTGGGAAAAAATATGGCAAGGATGCGATGCGTCGTGTTCTTGCTGTAGCCCAAAATTTTCCTGATGATCGTTTTGTTAGATCAATGCGTAGTCCCATGTTTACTAATAGATCTAGGCTTGGGTCTGCGGAAGGCATTATGAAAAACGCTTCTAAATATTTAACAGCAGATAATAATCCAACACCTTACAGTGGTATCATGTCAACGCTTCGTGCTAAAATAAATAACGATAACGTTACAAAAGATTTAATAAATTATTACAGAAGAAATCCTGCAGAGTACAATAAGTTAAATAAAGCAGGCAGAACGTATTGGGGAGAGTATGGCGGCGAACAATACATAGATGACCTAGCACAAAATGCAATTGGTAAAATGTCAAGAGCAAATTTAATTGGTGATTTACCTCCAACGTTAACAGATTATGAAAAATACATGCTTGCGTTAGCAAGACAAAGAAGAATGTCTACAAGAAAAAGTGAAAATGTTATTCCCTTTCCAAAGCAGGATTAGTGTGATATAATGCTGCAGTGCAAATCGTACAGAAATATAATTACGCAGATTTAAAAAGAAAAGACGGTGCAACAAGATTGTATCTTACACCTGAAGGTGAAGCATTACCTTCTGTTACCACAATATTATCAAAGACTAAAGACAAGACGTTTTTAAAGGAATGGCGTGCACGTGTGGGAGAAAAACAAGCAGAAAAAATTATCTCTGATTCTTCACAAATTGGAACCGCGCTCCACCTATATATAGAACATTATGTGAACGAACATGCATACAAGGATCTTACAGATGTGGGCATCCAAGCGGGGAAAATGGCCCAGGTTATTATTGACCACGATGACGGGTTAAAAAAAATTAGCGAAGTGTGGGGATCAGAAGTACATTTGTATTATCCTGGTAAGTTTGCAGGCACTACAGATATGGTTGGTGTATATGATGGCAGGCCAACAATTATAGATTTTAAACAAACAAATAGACCAAAGAAAAGAGAATGGGTGCAAGATTATCTAATGCAATTATCTGCATATGCGATGGCACACAATAAATTATTTGATACAGAAATAGATCAAGGTGTAGTTCTTATGTGCTCACGTGATTTATTATTTCAAAAGTTTGAGTTAAAAGGTGAGAATTTTGTACGCGCAGGCGAAGCTTTTATGAAAAAATTAGATTTGTATTTACAATCTATACTCTAAATCCAATTAGCTAATTCTTCTCCATTTATTTCACTAGCAATATTAACTTTATTTCTTAACGCCTGTATTATCTTTTCATCTACAGTTTCTTTTGCCACTAAATCAACATATAATACTGGATTTTTCTGACCTATTCTGTGCGCCCTATCTTCTGATTGTATTCTTTTTTCTAAATCATAATTATTAGAATAATATATAACTGTGCTAGCTTGTGTTAGTGTAATGCCGTATCCACCTGTCTGTGTGTTTCCTATAAAAAAACGTACAGGATTTGTTTCGTCTTGAAATTTATTTATACAAGCTTGCCTATCTTCTTGTTTAGTTGCACCATAATAAGTACAATAAGAATCAAGTCCAAATTCTTTTTTAATCGCATTTTCTATCGTGTTAATGTCGTGTATGTAATTAGCCCAAATTATTGCCTTACCAGTTGTCTCTCCTAGTATTTGCATTAATTCATCTAATCTAGAATTTTTTAAATTAATAATATCACCACTATCTGTTTTCATGTGACCACAAGTAATTTGGTGTAGTTTTATTAATTGTGTTAAAACATTGACAGCTGTTGCAGCTTCTCCTTTTAGTATTGTTATGGCACTTGTCTTCATTTCACTGTAAGCTTTTTTCTGTTCATCACTTAGTTCTATAATTCTTTTTGTAAAAATTTTATCAGGTAAATCTAAACAATCTTTTTTTAAAATACGGTATGAATGTGGCGACACTAATTTGCCTAATTCTTTTAAGTTTTTAAATTTGACTATTTTTTGAAATTTATGAGTGCCTCCTGCTGCACTAGCTGTAATTAGCACAGCATATTTTGTGCGAAAAGCGTAAAAACTTTGTTGTCCTAATATTTCTGGTTCTAAAAAATCCATTTGGGACCACAAATCCATAGGAGATTGTGTCACTGGTGAACCTGTTAATATTCTTTTGTAGGGTGCCTCTTTACTTAATTCTAATATGTTTTTTGTCCTTTTTGCTTGTGGGTTTTTTATTGTTGTGCTCTCATCAATAATCATCATAGCTTTGCTAGACAAAAATAATTTTGCATAGTAACAACCTTTTTTAGTAGACAATGACTCTACGTTCATAACAAATATTTTTAATTTAAAGTTTTCTGGATTACGTATTGCTTTTAATTGTAATTCATATTTTTCTGTAATGTTTGGTTTCCAAGCAAGTACATCTTTTTCTATGTAATCGGGAACGTGAACTGGGATTTCTTGATCTACCCAGTTCATATACGTACCCTTAGGAGCAACTACTAATAATCTGTCTATTCGACCCTTGTTGTATAAAATACAAGCATTGTCTAATGCTATCTTTGTTTTGCCTGTGCCCATTTCAGCAAAAATAGCAAAAGCTTTTTTATTCCAACACTTCTTCAATGCATCTTTCTGATGCTCAAACGGCTTCGTCTTAAATTTATACATTTAGTCTTTCTTTATTCTTGAAATGCATTATATACTATGTTATAATAAGAGTCAAGAAAGAGAATATGGCAAAAGTATACATACCGCAAGTAATGGATTATAACGTTCGTTCAGCTGAAAAGTTTGGCGATTTAAAAGTTATGTTACCGGACAATAAACAGATGATACTTGCATCTGGACCTTTAACATTTAAACTTAAACAAGAATTAAAAGAATTTAGTGATGACGACTACTTGCTTTTAATTGGAGACCCTGCTATAATAGCAGTTTGTGGCGCAATTGCTGCAAAGAATAATCGTGGTAAGTTTAAGGTTCTAAAGTGGGACCGTAACGATAAAAGATACTACGATTTAGAAATAGATTTGAGAGGTTGATATGACAAGTTTAGATCCAAAAGATTTAATTATGCAGATGAAAGAAGATGCTGAAACTATACCTGAAGATAACATGGGTAAGATTGGTGCAGTAGCTACTGACATTGCAGAAACAGAAAACGAAATACAAAAAATAAAAGAACAATTAAAAAGAAAAGAAGACTATAAAACAAAATTATCAGAAGAAGTTTTGCCTAGTCTTTTTTCAGAAGTAGGATTATCAGAATTAAAATTATCTGATGGCCGTAAAATAAAAGTTTCCGAGTATTACCGTGCAGCTATTAAAGTAGAGAATAGAGATGCAGCGTATACTTGGCTAAGAAACAATGGATTTGGTGATCTAGTAAAGAACCAAGTCACTTGTAGCTTTGGAAGGAATGAAGATGAGAAAGCTAGCAGTCTTGTATCTGATCTCTCAGAGAAAGGATTAGAGCCTGCACAACGCGAGTGGGTCGAACCTTCCACCCTTCGCGCATTCGTCCGTGAACAATATGAAGCAGGTAGAGAACTTCCTATGGATCTTCTTGGTGCTTATATTGGTCACAAAACAACAATTAAATCTGAATAAGGTAAATTATGAATACTAAAAATGTAAAAACTAAAGATACTTTGGATCTAGCTGTTTTAGCAGAAGATTCAAAAGCCATGAGTGGTTTTGGTACTATAAACCTTGCAAGAGATACAGCTATTCCTTACATTAGCATCTTGCAAACGTCCAGCCCTCAAGTAAATCCATCAAAAGCAGAATATATAGAGTCTGCAAAAGCTGGACAACTGTTCAACACAGTTACACAAGAATCCTTTGATAAACTCGAAGTCATTCCTGTTTTCTACCACCTCAAATATGTAGAGTGGAAACCTAGAGAACAAGGTGGAGGGTTTATCGACTCACATAATGCCGAAAGCGGTATTATTGGACAAACTAAACGTGACCCTATGACCGGTAAACAAGTATTGCCAAATGGCAATCATATCGTTCAAACAGCTTATCATTTCGTATTAATGTTAAGTGGTGATGGATACCAAAATGCTGTGATTAGCATGTCTTCAAGTCAACTCAAAAAGAGTAGACGTTGGAACAGCTTAATGCTATCGCAAAAAATTAAGGGTCCACAGGGTATGTTTACACCTCCTACGTATGCATTTACTTACAATCTATCGACTGTGAGTGAATCTAACGACAGAGGTAGTTGGTTTGGGTTCTCTATTGAGAAAGGTAACCAGGTAACTGATGCTTCCATCTATGGTGAAAGCAAAGCTTTTGCACAATCCGCAGCGTCTGGCGCTGTGGACGCAAAACCAGAAACCCCCAAATTAATATCAGAAGTAAAACCAAGCGAAGAATCAGTACCATTTTAATAAATAAAAAGGAACTGGAGGGTTCGTGGAAGTTGAGAAATTTAAACTTATATTTGAAGGTTTAGATGTAGCTTATGGTCAGCACCAGCCGAATGGCTCACGTGCTGACGGTAAGCAACAAGGTAAATCTTATATAGTTAGACAGGAAGTTGTAGATGAGCTTTGGCAAAAACATTTGGAGGGCGAGGGTCCGTCTCTTGGTATTATTCCTATTAGGGCTGATAATACTACTAAGTGGGGATGCATTGATATTGATAGTTATCCTTTGGACCATAGTGCTCTATTCAAAAAAATAAAAAAGTTAAATATACCTTTGGTATACTGCAAATCTAAAAGTGGTGGTGCACATTTATTTTTGTTTATGAAGAAAACAATTGCATCAAAATTAATAAGAAATAAATTAACACAGATAGCTGCATTAATAGGTCATTCTACATCAGAAATATTTCCTAAACAATCTAGCATATCATTAGAAAAAGGTGACTTAGGTAATTTTTTAAATTTACCATATTACAATGGCAATAAGTCAGTGCGTTATGCATTAAAAGAAAACGGCACAACAGCGTCTTTAGAAGAATTCTATGAAATTTACAGTAGAAACGTTGTAGATAACATAGATGATGTAGGGGGAAAAAATAGTGAAGAAATTATAAAAGATGGACCACCTTGTTTGCAGGCTCTATGTGGACAAGGTTTTCCTCCTGGTACACGCAATAATGGGTTATTTAATATTGGTGTATATACAAAGAAATTTGATCCAGATAATTGGGAAAGATTATTAGAAGAGTACAATCAAAAGTATATGCAACCACCGCTAGATCATAAAGAGGTTGCCACAGTTGTAGCACAATTAAATAAAAAAGGTTATCAATACAAATGTAAAGACCAACCTATTAGTTCTTTTTGTAATGTAAATGTTTGCAAAACAAGAAAGCACGGTGTTGGTGCAGAGAATGTGTCACAACAATTAGGATCTTTATCTAAGTTAGAAACAGAACCACCTATATGGTTTTTAGAAATACCTACAGATGATAACGAGCAAGATCTTAAAATACAATTAACAACAGAAGAATTACAAATACAAACAAAGTTTCAGAAGAGGGTTATGGAAGTATTGACCATGATGCCTCCTTTGATGAAGGCGTCTGATTGGCAACAATTAGTGAATAGTAAGATGCAGAGTGCTCTTAAAATTCCTGTGTCAAATGACGGATCTGTGTCCGGCCAGTTTTTAGCTCACCTCCAGGAGTTCTGTACTGGTCGTGCACAGGGACAAATTAAAGAAGATATACTACTACGTAAACCTTATACAGAAGCTGGTAAAATATACTTTAGACTGCAAGATTTACACGCATATCTTATACGAAATAAGTTTACACACTACAGTAACACAGGTCAAATTATTGCTGAGTTACGTAAAATAAATGGAGAACATAAATTCTGGAAACTAAAAAACAAGGGAGTTAACACATGGGGTGTGCCATCTTTTGACGAACAAGATTCAGAATACGAAGTGAGAAAACAAGATGCCACACCTTTCTAAATATAAATACGGAGATAAAAGAGAAGATGGGTACATTTGGGTTGGTATAAGGTATAACAGAAGAAAATCAGACGGAACTTATCCAGATGATTGGAGAAGTCCAGAAGCTTTTAAAGAAAAGATAGAGAATAACAGAAAGTGTAAAAAAATAGTGTACGATTTAATTTCAGACGAAGTAAATAATTATAAAATTAATAAAAGTTGTTTTCATTGTGGTTATAACAAAGAAGCTGTTGCCTTAGATTTTCACCATAAAAACAGAAAAGATAAAATTGTAAATGTTTCTTCTCATTGGAAAACGAGTTGGAAACAATTTGAGAAAATGAAAAAAGAAATTAAAAAATGTATAGTATTGTGTGCTAATTGTCACAGAATAGAAGAGAAAAGGATTAGAGATGCCAGACGTTAATATAATACTAGGGCCACCCGGCACAGGTAAAACTGAAAACTTACTGCGGATCGTGGACCAGGAACTTAAAAGTGGTACACCACCGGACAGAATTGCATTTGTAAGTTTTACAACAAAAGCAACAAATGAAGCACGTGATAGAGCAAAAGTAAAATTTAATTTAACTGACAAAGATTTTCCTTATTTTTGTACGCTGCATGCATTTGGTAAAAGACAGATGGGATTTACAAAATCAGAGATTATGGACAATAAAGATTACTTAGATTTTTCTGATAAGTATGGTGTAGATTTAAAAAGAGTTACAACTGATTGGGAAGAAAAAGGTGTTGTGTCTACAGATAATAAATATTTAAGAGATATAAATAAATCAAAGATGCAAGATTTAGAATTACAAGATTTTTACAATGCAGCTAATTTAGATTATGCTTGGGAAGAACTGTTGTGGGCTTATCGTTCTTTTGAAGATTATAAACAAACAAATAACAAATTTGATTTTACAGATATGTTGACACAGTTTACACAGTTTGGACACACACCACCTCTTGATGTTGTTATTGTAGATGAAGCACAAGACTTAACAAAGTTACAATGGAGAATGTGTGAAAAGATATGGGCTAATTCTAAAAGAGTATACATAAGTGGTGATGATGATCAGGCAATATTTAGATGGGCTGGTGCAGACATTGAGCATTTAATTAAAATGGATGGAAATATAAGTGTGTTAAATCAATCATATAGAGTTCCTCTTGATGTGCATTTAATAGCAACACAAGTTGTATCAAGAATTAAAAACAGAAGACCTAAAGAATGGGCACCAAGAGCATACAAGGGAGAAGTTAGATATCATGCATATCCTGGCGCTGTTGATCTTTCTGAGGGTAACTGGTTAGCACTTGCAACATGCAGCTATATGCTAAATGATATTGAGGAAGATTTACGTCATTTAGGATTACCTTATACAATTTATGGCAAGACACCTATTAAACAAGATTTATTAAAAGCTGTTAGTGCTTGGAAAAGATTAAATCATTTTGAGCAATTAAATTACAACGACGTAGCTGCTATTTATGCAAATTTAAAAACAGGCTTTAATGTAAAAAGAGGATACAAAACTTTAAAAACATTAGAGGAAGGTCAAATGTATAATATAGAATCTTTGTGCATGAATCATGGATTAATAAATGCCGGAATACCCTGGGATGTTGCTTTTACTTCTTTAAGTGAAAAAGATAAATCATACATAATGTCATTAGAAAAGCATGGAGGATTAGGTGTAGATCCAAAAATAAATTTAAGTACAATACACATGGCAAAAGGTGGAGAATGTGATAATGTTATGTTGTTGACAGATTTGTCTCGTGCAAATCAAGATGAAATGGAAGTTAGTCCAGATGATACAGACAGAGTTTTTTATGTAGGTGCAACTCGTGCAAAGAAATCATTACATATTATAAACCCCCAAACAGAGAGAGGATACTTTATATGATAAATAAAGAAGAAATATTAAAGAAAGCAAAAGAGCTTGTCACTGGTGACAGGAACGAAACACATGGAGATGCATTTCAAAACCATGCAGAGATTGCAGAATTTTGGAATATATTTTTAGACAAAAAGTTACAACCAATGGCTAATATTACAGCAGAAGATGTAGCGTTGATGATGGTGTTACTAAAAATATCAAGACACACACAAGGAACAAAAAACAATTTGGATAACTTCATAGATATGTGTGGTTATGCAGCTATAGCAGGGGAAATTAATGAATCAGGATCTATTTAGAAAAGACGAAGTAAAAGCAGAGTGGTTACACCCCACAGAAACACCTTCAATGAAAGGTAAAGACGTGGTGGCTATTGACTTGGAGACGTGTGATACAGAATTAAAAAAAATGGGTCCAGGATGGCCTAGAAAAATAGGATCTGTTATAGGTATTGCCATATCCAGTGGTGACTTTACTGCTTACTATCCCATAGCGCATGAGGGTGGCGGTAACATGGATAAATCAGTTATTGTGGATTACATTAAAGAAGTATGTGAGGACGAATCTATACAAAAAGTATTTCATAACGCACAGTATGACATTGGGTGGTTATCTACTTTAGGGATAGAAGTAAAAGGATACATACACGACACCATGATAGCTGCTGCATTATTAAATGAGAATAGATATTCTTTTACATTAAATAGCATGGTAGCAGAGTATTTAGGTGAGTTTAAAAATGAATCATTATTAAAAGCCAAAGCAGAAGAGCTAGGTTTAGATCCTAAAGCTGACATGTACAAGATGCACGCATCATTTGTTGGAGAATATGCAGAGGCTGACGCTAGATTGACATGGCGTTTACACGAGAGATTTATTACAGAAATAGAAAAAGAAGATTTAACAAAAGTATATGACATAGAATGCAGATTAATACGTGTTATATTTAACATGACTAAACGTGGTGTACGCGTAGACATGGACAAAGCATTTGGTCTTAAAAAGAAATTACTTAACAAAGAAAAACAATATTTAAAAAGAATAAAAGATTTAGTAGGTCAAGATGTACAAATCAATGCAGCACGGTCTGTGGCCCAGGCATTTGACAGCGTTAATTTAGAGTATCCTAGAACAGAACTTGGAGCTCCTAGTTTTACACAAACATTTCTTGAAACACATGCGCATGAATTACCACGCATGATAACAAAGGCACGTGTGTTAAATAAATTACAAGGAACGTTCGTTGATGGTGTTGCTAGATATGTACACAATGGTAGATTACATGCACATATAAACCAAATACGTGGTGATAACGGTGGCACAGTAACAGGTAGATTTTCTATGTACGCTCCTAATTTACAACAGATGCCTATAAGAAACGAATACGGATCAGAGTTGCGTAAAATATTTATACCAGAAGAAGGAGAGTATTGGTTGTCTGCTGATTACTCACAGCAAGAACCTAGGATATTAACACATTTTGCCATATTAAATAAAAATGCAGGAGCAGAAGAGGTGCAACAAGCATTTATAAAAGGATTAGACTTTCATAAACAGACAGCAGAAATGGCAGGAATTGATCGTAGGTTAGCTAAAACAATAGGTCTAGGGGTAATGTATGGCATGGGGTATAAAAAGATGGCTATAGACTTAGATATAGCCCCTACAGAGGCAAAAGACATGTTAAAAGAGTTTAGACAAAAAGTTCCTTTTATGCAGGGCATGTTAGAAGCTGTGATGAACCGTGCAAATCAAATAGGATCTGTGCGAACATATCTAGGACGTAGATGTAAATTTGATCTATGGGAACCTGCTTGGTATGAGGCTGGTGTATTTCACAAAGCATTGCCACATAATGAAGCAACAACAAAATGGGGTGGTTCTATAAAAAGAGCTGGAACATACAAAGCATTAAACAGATTAATACAGGGCACAGCTGCGGATCAAACTAAAAAAGCCATGGTTGATATATACGAGCAATTAGGTATAATACCTCTCATACAGGTTCATGATGAGTTGAACTGTAGCGTAAAATCTGATAAAGAGGCAAAAGAAATAAAAGATATGATGGAAACATGTATAGATTTAAAGGTGCCATCTAATGTTGATTACAAAATTAAAGATAACTGGGGAGACGCTAAATGAGCATAAATAAAGAAACAAGGAAAAAAAGATTAGAAAATAAAAAGAATAGCTTTGCTATTAATCCGGAGCAGATGGAATTTGAAAGAAGAAAAGTACTTGAACAAATGTCTACGAAAATTGATCGTAAAAAGCTCAACAATATGGCAGCAGTTGCAGCGACAAAAGAACCGGAATACTTTGACGAAGAAGGAAACAAACGCGAACCAACGATGCGCATATTATCACTCGGGGCAGGGGTACAGTCTTCCTGTTTGGCACTCATGGCGCAAGAAGGATTAACAAAACATAAACCAGACTACATGATATTTGCAGACACTGGGTGGGAACCTAAATTTGTATATGAACATGTAGAATATTTAAAGAAAGCAATAACAATTTGTCCGCTGATCACTGTGGAAAGAGGTAACATCCGTGAGGATCTTATCAAAGCAGCGAACCCAGAACCAGGGTCTAGAGAAGAGGAAAAATCGTTTGCTGGACGTGTACCAAACCCACCGTTGTTTGCTGCTCGTCCTGGTGGTGGAAAAGTAGGGATGCTTTATCGTCAGTGCACACATGACTATAAGGTTATCCCTATTCAAAAAAAGATTAGAGAGTTGTTAGGTATTAAGCCGCGGCACCGTGTCAAAAAAGGACAATTGGTTGAACAGTGGATTGGTATATCTACTGACGAAGCCATGCGCATGAAAAACGCTAGGCTACCATGGTTAACATCACGTTGGCCTTTAATAGAAATGAAAATGTCACGTATGGATTGTCTTCAGTGGTATCGTGATATTAAGAAACATCCCATGCCAGGTAAATCATCTTGCATAGGGTGTCCTTATCACCATAACGACCAATGGAAAAACATGCAAAAAAATTATCCAGAAGATTTTGAAGATGCATGTGAAGTTGACGATAAGATTAGACATGGTTTAAAGAATACAACATCAGAATTGTTTTTGCACAAATCAGCAAAACCACTTCGTGATATAAATTTCTTGGAACCAAAAAAACAAGCTTCATTATTTGGCGAAACATTCGATGAGGAATTTGCCGATGAGTGTGAAGGTATATGTGGAGTATAGAATGAAAGAAAAAATATTAGAGAGAAAAAAAGAATTAGAAAAACAAATGACTGATCTTGTTAACAATATTAACAAAGGAAGAGATGCAATTCGAAACATGGAGTCAAGTGTTGGACAAGTTCAAGGGGCAATACAACAATGTAATTGGACAATAGATCAAATGGAGTTGACAGATGACAAATCATTGGCGAAAAAATGAAGAAATGGCCGTTTGGGGCTATGACAAAAAAACCAAGGGTTTCCGCCAAATAAAAGAGGCCATAAAGGCACCGCTAGCGGGGTTTAAACTAATGACCCGGGTGATTGTATGGTCTGTTTTAGTCGGTTTTTACTTTTTTATCTTTGTTTTGCTTGTTTCTGGTTGTTCGTACATAAAAAAGAATAACGATGAAATTAAAATTACAGATTTACCTCCGATTGAATACAAAGAACCTGTTGTTGATAAAATAAATATTGTTTCATGTATAAAAATGTTGCCGGAATGTAATGTCTAAATATATTTTACAAAGTTATAAAGAGAACAGAAAAGTATATCCATATGAGGAGACAACAGCGTACTACTATGGACCTAAACAAAGCTGGATGAAAGAAATAAAGAATGAGAAAAGTATGGACGGAAGAAGAAATAAAATTAGCAAAAGAGTTAAAGAAAAAATATAGTGCATCGCAAGTTGGATTGTATTTTGGTGTTACAAAAAATTCTGTTATAGGATTGTTGTATAAAGAAAAACTAAAAGAGGGTTACGTGCCAGCTCCTGACTCTAAATACACTGTCAGAAAAAATTTATGATTCAAAAAAAATTAGAAAGATATCTACAAATACTAAGTAACATAGATTCAGATCAAGATAAGTTTGTATGGATTATGGATTTTGGAAAAAATTCTATGCCTATGGATGAAGAGCATAAACACAAATCATTTGAAGTTCCTGGATGTCAATCACAGACATGGTTAGTGCCGCATTTTGTTGATGATAAAATATACTTTAGTGCTGACTCAGCTGCATTGATCAGCAAGGGCATGGTCTGTATTATTGCAGACGTGTACAGTGGATCTAGGGCCCAGGATATTAATGAGTTTGATCAAAAAGAATTTGAGAAAATGAATCTTGATTCGTTGTTAACACCAGGTAGAAACAATGGTGTGCACAGTATGCTAAAGAAAGTAAAATTTTACGCTAAAAAAAATAAAGAGTCTATTTAGATAAAGGATTATTAGAATTCTTTTTTATTTCTTTAATTTGTATGTCTTGTAATTCGTTTTCTTTTGATACAATTGCAACTTGTTTAGAAAGTTCTTCAGTGTCCTCTTCTAATTCCCAACCGTATTCTTCTAATGCTTGAAGGGCATCAAGAATAGGTTGTAGATTAGCAGGCTCAGGTAACATAGCTATCTGCTCTCTAATTTTACCTATTTCTTTAAATACAGATGTTAAATCAACTTGAGCTGGTATCTCTTCTCTTACAGCTATAAATTCTTTTACTACCCAAGTCATGTCTTGTGTTTCAGGAATACTATCCTCTACTGCATCAATACGATCTATAAGTTCTATTTTATTTTGATTTATTTTTTTATTAATTGCACTTACATCAACAGCTGGTGTTGATTCTATTGCATCAAGACGTGTATTAAACTGGCCCCAAGTGTAAAAACCTCCGCCTATGGCCCCTATAACGCCTATTAATGCAGCGTATGTTGATAATTTCTCTATAATTTTCATTAGTTACCTCTTAATAGTTTGAGTTCTATCATAATGCCAGCTTTTTGTATAGCCAATTCTTGCATTTCCTGTTTGTACACAGTCACCGGATCTGTCTGTATGTAAGCTATTAAAGTAACATTTGTGTATATTTCTTTGTTGTATTGAATCATACTTGCTTGTTCAAAGAAATCGTCATTTACTTTGTATTTGAGGCCGTCATCCTTGTAAAAATCCTTACCTTCGTATGAATCTAGGTTAACGACCTCCTTAAAT